TTGGTGGCGTTGCTACACTTACCAATAGATGCAATGACACCCAGGCACAAATTATTGATACACTGGGCAGGGAAATTGTGTTGGTACCTGACAGAGACAAAGCAGGCCAAAAGTTAATAGACGATGCGCTAGAGTATGGCTGGAGTGTTAGTTTTCCTGAATGGGAGGCTGATGTTAAAGATATTAATGCCGCAGTTATACGTTACGGTAAATTGTTTACATTAAAGAGTATCATTGATGCTAAACAAACTAATAGTTTAAAGATTAACTTAATTAGGAGGAAGTATGCCTACTAAGTTTAGTAAACAGTTAGGAAGTATTCTTAGCGGATATAAAAATGTTAATATAGCCGCAGGAAATAATACTATTCGTGTTGTATATAGTGCAACTTTGTCTAAACAAAAAACCTTTGATTTTTACGATGAGTTTATAACTGAGGCAGAGTTGCAAAAAACTTTTAATGAATATGTAATAATTGTTCATGATGAAGTGATATTAAGTAAAATTATTTTACGATTACATGAATGGCTACTAGGAAAATGCTGCGATCAATCTAAGATTATACTTCTTTCAACCCATACGTTTAACGCTGGACAATGGTGGGAAGATTACAAGGCAGTAATGAATATCGATAGCTATACGATAATTGACGTTCCGTTTAATCAATATAATATTAATTATCATTTAAATAAATTTAATAAAACTAAGAATGATAAAAAAATAGAAAAGTGCTTTAGTTGGTTAGGTGGCACAAGGGATTACCGAGAAGACACAGACTATATATCTGTACTTCTTTCTAAATATAAAAAGATTGGCGTGGTTGATAAAGTTGGAAAAGTTACATCAAAACAAAAAATACTAAACTTTGCTGAAACAATAACTAATTTTTCTAATGCTATTCATGTCAATGAAATAGAAAGTTTGTATGATTTAAATGTAACGAACGAGTATTTAACCGTCCTGGACGGTGACTATACTAGAACTTATGCCTGTGCTATTAGAGAAACTAGAGTAATTGAGCCTTTCTACGTAGTAACTGAAAAAACACTTAAATCAATATTATATGAAAATTTACTATTAACTCCGCAGAATATGACAGTTATGAACGACGCACTCAACAAAGTAGGCTTTAAGACGTTTATCGAGTGTAATCATAAAACAAAAAGTTTTAAAGAAGATGTGGATGTAATGTGTGGATATATAGAAGAATATGCTGATAAGAGTATAGACGAATTATACAGTTTATATGACACTAATAAACATGATCATGAATATAACTATGACTATGTAATGAGCGGAAAATGCTTTAAAAATATAAAGTATATGGTAGAACAACAACTGGATGCGAGGATAGTTAATGGCTAAAGAATACACCCCAGACTTACAGAAGTTATTCTTAGAAATGATGATGCAGGATGCACAGAACTACGTGCGAGTGCAAAACATCTTTAATCCAGAAAACTTTGATAGAAGTCTTAAAGACACAGCAACATTTATCGCAGAGCATAGCACAAAGCATGCCACACTGCCCACATATGAAATGGTTAAGGCAAGCGTTGGAGTTGAGTTAAAGCCTATCCCTGATATGCTGGATGGCCATAACGATTGGTTTATGGCAGAGTTTGAAGGGTTTACAAAACGACAAGAACTAGAACGTGCAATCCTTAAGAGTGCAGACATGTTAGAGAAAGGCGAGTATGATCCAGTTGAGAAACTAATTAAAGACGCAGTCCAAATTAGTTTAACCAGAGACATGGGAACAGATTACTTCCATGATCCCAAGACTCGTATTGATGATTACTATAACAGTGGTGGCCAGGTAAGCACTGGTTGGACTGCAATGGATAGGATATTGTATGGTGGATTTAGCAAAGGCGAACTTAACATCTTTGCAGGTGGATCAGGATCAGGCAAGAGTTTGGTACTAATGAACATTGCTCTTAACTGGGTACTACAAGGACTTAGCGGTGTATACATTTCGTTAGAACTTAGTGAAGCACTAACTAGTTTGCGCACAGATGCAATGCTATCCAATATGAGTACAAAAGATATCCGCAGGGACATGGATACAACTACTATGAAAGTTAAGATGGTAGGCAAAAAGTCTGGAAAGTATCGTGTTAAGGCATTGTCAGCACAAAGCAACATTAATGACATACGTGCATACTTAAAAGAAGTGCAAGTACAAACAGGAATGCCAATTGACTTTGTTATGGTTGATTATTTAGATTTGTTAATGCCAGTTAGTGCCAAGGTAAGTCCCAATGACTTGTTTGTTAAAGACAAGTATGTCAGTGAAGAATTACGTAACCTAGCAAAAGAACTTGATATCCTAATGGTAACAGCGAGTCAGTTAAACCGGAGCGCAGTGGTATCTTTACAAGTCGTGCAATGCGTGAACGTGGTCGTTATCAGATACAATGTATGAAGTCACGTAGTAGTACTGGTGTTGGTATGAAAATAGATTTAGATTACAATATTGACACAATGCGTATGACAGACTTGCCTGATGACGGCACTGACAATCGCCCACAAGGAAACATCATGGATCAAATTAAGAGCAGTCCGGCAACCGGCAACACAGACGAGAGCAAGGTTACTGCAACTGTGCAAAGCAGTAAACTTAAAAACATGCTTGCTGGGTTAAAGCAGAATGACTAGAAAGTATTAAAATTCATGTTTGATAAAAAAGTATTATGTCTTGGTGACGCCAGAGAAGACACTGACTTAAAGGTTAGTGAGCTTGCACACACGAACAACACACAAAATTACGGACTAATTAACGACAGAGATTATGTTCCTGAGCAGTTTGGCTACTACCATACTACGACCGTTGATCTTGATCTCGGCGATATTATTGCTATCCATGGGCATTTTGATAAAATTATATTGTTAGCACAGCCAATTGAACAATGGAGCCACCCAGAGATATTTGTTAGCACTTATAAAATTTTAGCTGATCTTAAAGAAAAAGAAATTGAAGTTGAATTTCAGGATCCTAGTACAGTTGAAACTATTCAATTTTTTACAAATTTATTAGAAACAAACAAAGCATTCTGCATTTACCCGTTTATGCACTTACTAGAACAAGACGGCAATTCTGTAGTATGTGTAAGATCGTCTAACCCGATTAAACCATTGGCCGCAATTAAAGACTGGCAAACAGATCCAGACTATACAAAAATAAGAGAGCATATGATAGCCGGACATCAAATGCCAGAGCACTGCAACCACTGTTATAAGTTAGAATCCAAGGAAGGCGACAAGGGTGTTAGGTTTCACGAGACTATTAAGTGGACATCTGTTCTAGGAATAAAGAATTTAAATGATCTTAAAAAAATAAAAAATCCTGCGTATGTTGAAGTACGAGTTAGCAATAAATGCAACATAAGATGTCGGTCTTGTACTCCTCAATATAGTCATCTCATTGACAAAGAATTTAAGTCTATAGGGACAGACATTGAGGAGTTTAGCAATACAAAAACTTGGCCTAAATATTCTAGTTTTGATATGGTTGATTTAGACACTGTACACACTGTGTATATTACAGGCGGCGAACCTACCATAATGCCTGAAGTTTACCAATTTTTAAGAGACTGCATATCAAACGGACGTACAGACATTAATTTAATGATGAATACAAATGCAGTAACGCTTAGTACCACTCTAATAGAATTATTTTCACAATTTCCAAATTTAGGATTTAGTTGTAGTATTGACGGGGTAGGACTAGCAAATGATTATATTAGATGGGACAGTAAGTTTGACACGACTGTAAAGAATATTAAACGCCTGCAAGCGCAGGGACATCATGTAGCATTTATTTCTGTCATATCTATCTATAATGTTGATAAGATTGGTGAGCTTTTTGAATTTTTTGACACTGAGTTTACAAAATGTCCTATACAGTTACAACACGGAGGGTCTGAAGGTAACATAATTGATTGTTTCAATCGACCAGATCATAAATCTTGTATTGAGAGTTTAACTAGAGCAAAAAATACCAACGTATATTATAATTACAGTCGTGGTACTAAAAGTATTATCGACACAATGTTATTGCATTACTCTAAAAATCCTAAATTAGATGAAGAACGTTTTAATAAATTTTTTAGATACAATGATACTCTAGATAGATCACGGAAATCTAACTTAATTGACTATTTGCCAGCATTGCATGAACTCAGGCGGTACGCACCATGAACGAATTTGATAACGAATACTTCTGCGTCCTTCCTTTTTATGGCTATGAGTTTAAAACTCTTGATAATGGAAGTTCCATCAATGATGGCAGTACCCATTGTTGTTTACTACCTAAGGGGTATGACATTGAAGAAATCCGCCAAGACATACTAGATAAAAAAAGATCCAAATGGTGTACTGCATGTTGGAAGTTAGAAGATGCTGGATTAATTAGTGACCGCTTACTTAAAAACTCAGCCATGGATTTTTATATAGATAAAGATATTAGATTTATTGAGAAAGATGTAAGAGACGGAAAATATAGTCTCCAATTAGTAAAAGTTAGTAGCAGTAATCTTTGCAATGCAGCATGTGTTACTTGCGGCCCAGGATCATCCAGTCTATGGGCTAGTTTAGAAAGACAGGCTGGGATTAGTGATATTAGATACGCTTCAGTTTCTCAAAATGTTGTTGACTCAATTGAATACAGTAAATTAGTTAGTTTAAACTTATTGGCTGGTGAGCCTATGTATGAAAAACTAACATTTGTTATGTTACAGAAGTTAGCAGATTCAAATAACTTTGATTGTTTTGTTCAAATTACTACAAATGGATCCATTGCTCCTGATGGTGAACGACGAGAACTACTACAGAAGTTTAATAACTTAAACTTTAATGTCAGTATAGACGGGACAGGAAAAGTATTTGAATATATGCGATATCCACTTAAATGGGAAGACATAAAAAATAATATTAATAATCTAATAGAACTTACTGACGATGTTAGTGTAAGTTATACTACTAGTAATATTAACGTTATGTATCATAATGAAACTATAAACTGGTTTAAAGACAACAATTTAAATTATCACTTTAATCCAGTAATTTCTCCTGTATATTTCAGGCCCAGTGCATTGCCAAGTGCAGTTAAGCAGATTGTATTTGATAAGTTTGGTAGAACAGACGACTTAAACTTTTTTATTGGCAACCATACTGAGCAAGATGATAAAGACTTTACAAGAATGCTCGCTGTTATTAAACAGCAGGACTTAATGAAAGATATTAGTATTAAAGATTATCTTCCAGAATTCTACAACCTAATACAGGATTACTACTAGTCTTTGTCGTCGCTAGCTTTATCGTTGCTTATTGCAGAGTCCCATCCAAAATTAGGATGTTCAAGTTTACCCAAGTAACTATGAATAACATGATCAGTTAATCCATCAAAGAACTTAAACTTGCACCAATTAGAAAATCTAGCACGGAATTGATCTTTTGTTCTTTGCCAAAATTTTGCGTTTCTAAATTCACCGTAGTGGTTAAGATATTGCAAGCTACCGTAGTGCTTGAATCCCATGATCTTTAATGGAACTTTAGGAACAACGTCGTTACAGTTAACAAATCTATAATGGACAAAACTACAATTAGACCGCCAAACTTTGTCACCTGTTCTTGGGCAACCGTATGTATAAACAGCTTCTACACGATCTTGTAGCCTCGCTGCCGCAATCATTGACATTCCGCCTCCCAAACTATGGCCGCAAATGTAAAGTTTCTTAGTTGGTTCAGCATTAATACATGCAACTACTTCGTCCCATACTTTTTTAACTTCGTCATAAAATCCGTCATGAACCCATCCAGCATGTTTACTACGATGCTTCCATGCTTTAACGTCTGCAAGAACATCTTTAAGTTGTGTAGGTTCAGTGCCTCTAAATGCCACTACGATGTCTTGTTCATTAGTAAAGATCATGCATTGCGCACTCCCGTTACTAATTAGTTTAGCCTTTGAATACCCCAATTGTCTACAAAGCGACGACGCTGAATCAGCGTCCATGTACGCATAAGAACTTAATTTAGCGTAGTGTATTGCTAATTCTCTAGTGGTAGATTGCATAAAACTTCTCCTCCTGCTATACTGTATTTAACATATAAATAGTAGAAAGTATGGAACTAAAGTATATGAAACGACAAACTCGCAGCATTTTAGACGAACTTAATTCAATAATAATCGAACGTGATCGCAAGCATGAAATTGAGAATAGGGGCGGCCATATTATTGAAAGTGCAATTAATCTAATTGAAAATATATATAGTAACTATGACGTTGACACTGCTGGAGATTTAGAGCGTAGACTTCTTAATAGTATACGTGGTAGAGACGGTAAGAAGTTTAAGCGAGGGTGCAAGAAGGCAGACAGCAATGACTAGACAAGTAGTATCAGAAGGCGGAAACATCTTTAAAGATGAAGACGGAACTCCAGTCACACAACGCATTAATAAAGCCGACGTAGATCCCACACTAGCATGGGTTGAGGCTATTACTGGAATACCGCACAAAGATTTTAAACTAGGTTCAACAGGCATTCGTGCAACATCAGGCGACATGGATATTGCTGTTAATCAAGAAGAAGTTGACAAGGGCGAGTTATACAATAAATTAGCTGCATGGGCACAACAGAACCATCCTGACGATAATGTTAGACAATGGGTTGCTAAATCAGGCATAAATGTTCATCTTAAAACACCTATTAATGGCGATCCCGAGCAAGGGTATGTGCAAACAGATTTAATGTTTGGTGACCCTGAGTGGATGAAGTTTACAATGAAGGGTGCTGGTGACGATACTCCTTATAAAGGCGTTCACCGTGCTATCTTTATAGCATCAATAGCCAAAGCACAGAATATGAAATGGTCTCCCAAAGACGGTTTAATTAACAGAGAAACAAACGATGTGATATCTAAGAATCCTGATCAAATTGCAGAAATTTTACTAGGCAAAGGTGCTAACCGTAGTGATTTAGACAGTGTTGAAAGCATTAATGCTAAACTTAAAGGCAGACCGGACTATAATGCACTAACAGCAGACGTTAAAGAGTATTTTGCTAAAGAAAACCTAACACTTCCTGAATCAGTTTATACAGAAGTAGGAACTACAGATTGGTTTAGCCGATTGTCGGAGAGATTAAAATGAGATTTATGGAATTTAAACAGTCAATTAAAGAAGAACAGGAAGTAAGTTATGATAACTGGGACCATGATTACCCAGTTGAGTATAGTGAGTACTTGGAAAAAACATTTGGTGAACCTGAACAGTTTACAAACGAGCAAACTGTATGGCAAAATATCGATGGATTTAAAAGAGTAGTTGTAAGAGACGAGTATATACTACACGGAAGCCCAGCACCACACTATGACTTTGTTTACTGTTATGTTGACTTAGAAGTTCCTGAAGAGCTAAGTGATGAGCTAGCAAATTGCAGTGGTAGTATTTTAATAGACCACTTAAAGAACGAAGTAGGTGCTAGATGCGGAAGTTTAACTGCAAATGCGACTACGTTAAATTTTGTAATGGATGTTATTGCTGGCAGAGTAGAACCTATAAAAGAAAATTATAATGCCGCGATACTTGGCATGAAAAAAATGTTTAACGACGGTGAAAAATACGAGTTAGATTGGTGGGAAGACCAAGCAGGCGATGCTGATCCTAAGAACCCATTTTACGAAAGTATTACTGATGTTACTGTTTGAGTTTGATAAAGTCGGATGCCCAAGAACAAGAGCAAAAGAATGCACTTGTGAACACATCAACACAATTACCGAAGCAGAACAGACAGTGGTTGCACAGTGTATACTTGAACACTCTGACGCTGTAAAGGGTACTATATTGCTAATGCAGGCACCAAACACACCCACTCTTATTAAAGGTACAATAACAGGACTGGAACCAGGGCTACATGGATTTCACATACATGAGTTCGGCGACATGAGCGATGGTTGCAAAAGCATGGGTGGACACTATAACCCGGACGGAGTAGACCACGGAGACATTAACAAAGGTCATGTTGGTGATCTCGGCAATATAACAGCAGATGAATCAGGTACAGCAAAGTTTACAATCGAAGCAAAGAGAATAGACTTAATTGGAGAACGTTCTGTTATAGGTAGAGGATTTGTAGTCCACGAAG